AACTTCTACATTACCAATACCATTTACAAACGTGTTCCTTGCAGTTGCATCTACTTCTAGCGAATGGTGCTGCCCTGCAATATTACAACAATACGGTACAAATTGGAGGGGCAAAATACCATTGTGTGCAACGTGCGCATATATTGGCGGATATTGCCTAAAACATTTGAGATATTACCGTTGTAAGGATTATATAAAAGACAAAGAAGTTGAGGAATGGGAACGATTAAACGAAAATGCGACAATTGCGGCAGAGAATACAACGCCGACACACGAAATTTGAAACGTGGTTGAGGTTTGTGTTGCTGCAAAAGTTGCGCAGCCGAAAAGAGAGAAAAAAGCAAACCAGGATATAACCCAAAACGGGTTGCAATAAATAACGTACGGCGTCAATGTTGGACGGATTACCGAGAAACGGATCGTTACCCGTTTAGTTATGATGGTGCGGATTTCGACCAATGGGGCGATTGCGATTTTGGAATACATGATTAGTTTTATATATGGAAAGCGAAATAATAAAAGAAATTGAAATGATGTTGGAATTACCTTTGCATGAAAAGCAAAAAGAGTATTTCCAATACTTATTAAAAGCGGCAAAGCCCGTTAAAATAGTTCCGGCGGCTGATGTATTGGAGGATTACGAATTGGACTACATACGGCACGTAATTAAGCCAAAGCCGAAAGAATGTTATCGAAATTCCCATTTACTTTGCGAGGCTTTCCAGGAACGGATCCTTTATTGTGAGGGAAAAACAAACGTCCCAATACCGATTGACCATGCGTTTAATAAGGTCGGCGACGCATATATTGACATTACATTTGAATTTGCGTTGCATGAAAACCCGTCAATATATGAGTACGTAACATTTGGCGAGTACGACGCAAAGACCATACGAAAAGCAGTATTGGAAACCGGATATTACGGCGAAATTTACAAATGGTTGTATTATCAGAGTAAGAAATAAAAAGACCCCCGGCGTCATAAATCAATATTCACCGGGGGAATTTTACGCAGTAACCGAGAGCGATTTTTGGTAATGCGGTATTGCAAAGGTAGGTTAAAAATCGGATATTTCACGCACCCGGCAAAAATGATTTCACGAAACAAAGATTATATTTTTGGTAATTAAAAAATTATTTCTACCTTTGCAGAGCAAAAGATTAACAGCCTACCCGGAGGGATACCGGGAAATGATATGAAAATAAAAGAAAGTGAGCAATTAAAGATGTTGGCGACCGAAAGCGGAAAAACAGCCAACCAAGTATCCGAAACAATCGTTACGGAGTTAATCAACAAACAGATTATCGAGAACATAAGCGACAATTGGGGGTTCCCGGTCGCCGATTGTTACGAACGGGATGTTACCGTTGTGGAAATGGTGGACGTTATCCGGGCAATTGGTATTTCCCCGGTTCGTTCCGTCCATTTGGACGCCCTGTTGGAATGTGTATTGATTGGCGACGATGATTGTCCGGAGTGTGGCGGGGAAATGGAGGTTACAGACGGCGAGTATAGACGTACCGGAGGCGACGGATATTTGACCCCGCCGGAATATAGCCCGATTTGGGAGGAAAAAACGTGCCGCAATTGCGGATACAAAGAGAGCAACGAACCAAGTTATTAACAAAAAAATTTAAGTTATGGCATTGAGATTAAGAGTAAACGAAGCAATCGCCCGTTCCGAGGCGAACGGGAAAAAGGTTTTGAAAAAAGACATTGCCGCCCGTCTTTTTGAGGGTGCAAGCGAGAGCGCACAACAGGTAAATATGACGAATTTATGTAACGGCACGACCAAACGGATTGTCCCGGAATGGGTCGTTATTATTTGCGAAATGTTGGATTGTACGGCGGATTACCTGTTTGGCATGGAGGGCGGAAGCAATGAAAAGTAAGTTTATCGAATGGTTGGAAGCCGCCGCCGAAACCATGTTTTCCGGGTTGTTTCAAGCGAAAGCCCTAATTGTTACGTTTGGCGCATTGGGTTTATGTTGTTTGATTGGCGCATTTTGGAACCCGTGGCAATTGTTATTGGCGGCAATGTGCGCCGCAATGGTATTATGTGGAATTTCAGAATATAAAAAGTACAAGTAATGAGAGCAAAGAGCGATAAACCGGGCGACCCGGTAAAAGAGGTTGCGGGAACCGTCGGCAATGTTGCCCCGGATATGTTCCCGGAGATTAACGAGGAACAACAAACAATTATTCCCCCGTTCGTTGAGGTTCAACCGGAACAACCAACCGGAGTGTTTGAGATAATACCGGGCATGACGGTTGAGGAAATGACTGCAATGTTTTTCGACGAAAAAACATTGATTGAACCCCCGTATAAGGTTTGGCAGTTAAACAGCAAGGGACACAGATATTATTACCGATATGACGACGCCGGGAACCCGGAGTTTTTCCCGTCGGTTACAACCATATTGTCCCAAACATTACCCAAAGCCCCGCACCTTATAAATTGGATTGCGAACAAAGGCATTGAGGAAGCCGAGCGATACAAAGGCGAACGGGCGGCGTATGGAACGTTTATGCACGCCGCATTTGAGGAATTATTGATTAACCGGGCGTATGATTTGGACGGACTGAAAGGCAAACTAAAAGAATACATTGAGGTTTACCGATTGCCGGACGACTTTATTTATTACGCCGATGATTTGAAAAAGGACGTATTGGCGTTTGCGCAATTCGTGTTGGATTATGATGTACGACCGTTAGCCGTTGAAATTGCGTTGGTACACCCGTATTACAAGTATGCCGGAATGATTGATTGCCCGTGTACCATGCGGGCAAAGATTGGAAGCGACGACCGGATTAACGCAATTGTCGATCTCAAAAGCGGGCGCAAAGGCTTTTACGAGGAAAGCGAAATACAATTAGGAATGTACCGGGATATGTGGAACGTCAATTTTGAGCAATTCCCCGTTACCCGTATTTTCAATTTCAGCCCGAAAGATTGGCGCAAAAAACCGTCGTACAATCTGAAAGAGCAAACCGAAAGCTCCAATATACGGAAAATCCCCTATCTGTTGGAGATTGCCGCCATTGAGGACGAAAAGCGGGATAATACGTTTACGGCGGTTAATGGTATGGTTGTTTTGGACGATAACCCGGATTTGTCCCAAAATGTAATATCGTTGTCTTTGGCGGAATTGATTAAGACGAAAGCCCCCAAAGAGGCGACCCCGGACGAAACCACGGACGCCGCCGATACCGTCAAAGCGGATGCGGTTGCCCCGGAACAAACGCCGGAACCGGAGATTAAGAAAACAAAGATTGTGAAACGCACCGGGAAAACGGCAAATGAGGCGGAAAAGAAGCCCGCCACGGGACGAAAGGCGAGAAAACGGACGGTTGCACCGGAAAAGGAACAAAAGCCCGCAAATTCGCCAAAAAAGCCCAAAAACGAGAATAAGAAAAGATTGTTGAACGACGACCCCGAAATATGAAAACGATAAAAAGATTTGATTGCTATTTGATAAACAAAAACGGCGTTGTTTTCTCTAAAATAACGGGGAAAGAATTAAAGCCGTTTTTGCGTAAGGGTTATTTGTGTGTTTGTCTTTATAATTTTGGTATAAAATATACTATCTATGTTCATAGATTAGTTGCCGAAACATATATTGATAATCCACGAAATAAACCATGTATCGACCATATCGACGGGAACCCGTTTAATAACCATGTGGATAATTTGCGTTGGGTTACACATTCGGAAAATAACAATAATCCGATTACAAAACAACGGCAATCTAAAAGCGCAAGTAAGCCAATGACGGGTAAATTTGGAGCCAATAACCACTTATCAAAAGCGGTTTTAATGCTTAAAAATGGCGTTGTTATTAAAGAATACCAATCTATAAATTTGGCAGAAAGGGACGGTTTTAATAATTCGCTAATAGTAAGATGTTGCAAAGGATTACGCAAAAAACATAAAGGTTATGAATGGAAATATAAAAGGTAGAATTGTTAGACCGGAGGCGGGAAAATCCCGTTTGATTTTGCCCCGTGTCGGACAAATAAAAATCGGAATGAAAAACGCCAACGGATACCCGCAAAGCGTGGATTATTTCATACCAACGGGAAAGTATGCCGGGTTATTTACACAGGCATACGGCGAAAAGCCCCAAACAATTCAAATCGTTTTCCCGGACGACGACCCGGCGAAAGTGTGCAACGAGCGGTACGAGTACCGAGACGACGACGGACGATTGATTGCGGCGGGCGACGGCGAAACGTTTCAAGTTTGGGACGGCAAAAAGTACGAAACATTGACAACGGAGGAATACCCGAATTTGATGTTGTCTATTGCCAAGCGTTACCCCAACCGGAAAAGCAAACAGGAGGGACACGACGGTTGGGAAATTACGTTGACATTGAATTTCATTGTACCGTTGGTACGTGGCGTTGCCGGGGTATGGCAGTTTTCAACAAAGGGTACGGCGTCCACAATCCCGCAAATCCGGGAAACGTTCGACGGTATGTTGGCGGAACGGGGATTTTGCAAGGGAATTATATTTGATTTGAACGTACAATTTGCCACGACCCAAAAGCCCGGCGACAAATCCCGGTTCCCTGTTGTTTCATTGGTTCCGAACGAAAGCCCGGACAATGTTTTAAGAGTGCGCAAAGCGTGGGAACCTGTTAAACAATTGGAGGGCGGCGACAATGGAAAAGAAAATTGAAATTTCGGTTGGCGACGTAATTGTTGTTAATCATGTGGAAATTAGAGCCGAAAAACGGACGGGTTGGCAGGGTTGCGAATGTTGTTTTTTCCACAAATCCAACGGTTCATGTATGCGTTTCCCCTGTAATGCAGGGGAAAGGAAAGACGGTATAAACATTAAATTTGTGAGAAATGACAATAAGAGATAGCAATTTTATAACGATTTTAGCCCCGATGATTACCCGGTTGAAATTAAAAGGAAACGAATTATTGGTTTTCGCTTTAATTCATGGGTTTAGTCAAGACGGGGAAAGCCGTTTTAAGGGTTCGTTGAAATACCTAATTGAGTGGACGGGGTTAGATAAAACGACCGTTATTAAAATACTCAAATCGTTAGTTGAAAAACAGTATATTAACAAATTTGAGTACGAAAAAAATAAGGTTCGTTATTGCGAATATACGACGAATTATTGGGCGGTTTTGGAGTGGTTGGAAAATCCCACCACCCCGGTTGGAAAATCCCACCACCCCGGTTGCGAAACACCACCACCCCCCCGGTTGGAAAATCCAACCACCCCGGTTGGAAAATCCAACCCTATATTAAATACTGATATAGATAACTCTTTTGGTATTGATAAGGATAAACCCGCCAACCCTGTTGTCGGGGATTTGTTCCCGGAACAACAACAGGATTTGGAAAAGGATAAAAAAAGAACGTCCATATTTCGCAATTCCGATGTTTACAAATTGGTTAAGTTCGGGGCGGACGGCGTAAATGATTATTCCGAGTTTGAAAAACTGTTTGCGACGCCGGAATTTGAAAAGGTCGATTTAGTTTATTATTTCCATGCGGTCGCCGATTGGTCGGAAACCAAACAGGGCGTTAAGCGAACACGGACGGGTTGGATTGCCACGGTACGCAACTTTATTCGTGGCGATGTTGAGAAAAAGAAATTGCATTTGAAACCGGAATACCAAGCCCCGCAAAAACGATTGGACGTTGGCGGCGCAATGGATTTCCTTAATGAAAATTATTGATATGGAAAGTTTGACGGAAAAAGTAAATACGCAATCCGTGGCGTTGTCGATATACAACCCAACGCCCGGTACAAAAGCAATCGACATACGCCGACAAATGGTGCAATTACCGGAGGTTGCCAAATCGTTATCCGGGGTCGAAAAGTACATTTTTGCCGCCTCAACGAAAACGCAAATTGCCGATATTGACGACGGCACGTTGGTTGCGAAAACCGGGCAAATGTTCCGGTTCATTGCAATGGACGTCGGGTATATAATCCCGACCAATTCGGAAGATTGGGCGTACATTTGTACCCGGTTGTTGGATATACTCAAAAAATACTATTCGCAAATGACATTGGCGGATATTAAATTGGCATTTGAATTGGCGACGACAGGGGAATTGGACGACTATTTGCCAAAAGACAGTCAAGGAAACTTGGACAAAAAGCATTACCAACAGTTTAACGCCGATTACTTTGCAAAGATATTGGGAGCGTATCGGAAAAAACAAAATGAAGTGATCAGGAAAGCCTACAAAGCGTTGCCGGAACCTAAAATAGAAATGACACCGGAGCAAAATAGATATTACCACAACCTCAGGGAGGCAAGAAACAGAATTGTTTTTTTGCGTTATAAATACACCGGGAAAATATCATTTGAATTTGGCGACGAAATGTTTTTGTATGATTGGTTGTTGAAATTTGGATTTGCTGACGAAGTGGAGGCAACCGATGACGACAGAAAACAAGCATTTGCAAAATATATGCACCGTGCGGCAATTGGAATGGTAAACAAATATACGGCGTTCAACGTCCGGAGAAAAGGAATTGACAGCCCGGAAATTGATTTTACGGCGTTTGAGGTTGCCCGGAAAAAGGAAATAATACGGGCGTTTGACAGAATGATTGCGGAGGAAATACAGATTGATAACTATTTGATTTTTATTTGAATTATGGAATGGGAACAAAAAGTAAAATTGGCGAAATCCTTAAACACCGGAAATAACAAAGAAGTGTGCCAAATTATACTGAACAATGAAATGGATATGCAGGCGTGGGATATGTTTCTTACGGGCATGGATTTAAGACAGTATGAAGATTATAGACCTTTATTGCCTAAAATAAGAGAAAACGAAAAAGATATAACTCAAAATTTGGGAATAATAGAGGTTTTGAGAATGACCCGACTGTTACGAAATCACGGTTGACACAATAGATGCGTAAATAATAAATTAAAAAGTGCAGGAGGTTATTTATGGAAAAAAATATAAGAATTTCAGCAGTAGTGGGAATTGACCCGGGAAGCAATGGTGGTATTGTGACATGGCGACCAAATCAAAATATCAAGGCAATACAAATGCCAAAGGATTTAACGGAATTGCGTAATTATTTGGAATATCTGAAAACCATTTGTTCGCCGATTGTCTTTTTAGAAAAATTGAGCGTGCGCCCGGATGATATAACGACGGGTTCCGATGGCGTCAATATGGGAAAATTGTATCGCATACAAAAAATGCTTGCAAATTTTGAACAGCTAAAAGCAACCATTGCTGTTTGCGACATTCCGTTTGTTATGGTACACCCTATGAAATGGCAAAACGAGTTGAAGTTGCGAGCAAAGACAAACCGGAAAAAGGAGGAAAAGAACGAGAGAAAGCGCAGATACAAGGAAATTGCCGGTAATTTATACCAGGAATTGAAACCGACATTGTGGAATGCAGATGCGACGTTGATAATGCACTTTGGACGATACATTTTGCGCAACAATCCGAATTGGGTGCGGGAAAATTTGCCATCCAAAATGTATGAACGCCTTTTTTAGCCCCGTAGAACGATTTTATTTTGTTAGTGGATAAAATGTATATTGAAACAGAAAAAGCCCCGCAAATCGAAAATCCCGAAAAAATAACGGCAAAAGAGTTGGCGGAAATGGTAAAGCAGATGCGGCACAACCAACGACGTTGCCAACGGAACCCAACCCCGGAAAAGTTGGCGACGTTGGAGCGTTGGGAAAAGGAGGTTGACGCCGTGGTTGCGATTCTGACAGATACACAAATGAAATTGTTTTGATTGTTCCCGGTACGACATTACGCCGTATCGGGAATATTTTTTTTGCCGCAAATACAAAATGAAAAATAAAAGTTTTGGTAATTAAAATATTTACCGTATTTTTGTGGCATGAAATAACAACGACCGGGCGTTTTCCCGGTAACACTAAAAGATAAAAGCAATGAGAGCAAAAACAACAATCAGCGATTTCCGGTTTGAATTTGCCGGGTATGGACATTACAAAGTAACTTACACGTCGCCCGTTACGGGTAAAAGTTGGACGGCAAAAACAAATGATATGCCGTTAATTGATGCGACAAAGAACGCCGACGACCCCAAACGTTGCGATTTGGAACAACTGAAAAGAGTTTGCAAAAATCAGTAATAACTAACCGGGGAGCAATCCCCGGTATTAAAAAAAAAGGCAATGACAACAACAGAAACAGCCCAAAGGACAAAAACGGCGTTTTGACGTTGGTACATAAACGAATGGTAGATTTTTTACAAAATAAGTAGTAACCGCCGGGGGCAACTCCCCCGGCATAAAAAGAGCGATAAAATGATTATCAAAAAGTTAGAGTTGTTGAATTTCCAAGTAATTAAGGAGTTCAACGCAGATTTTGAGGGTAATGTATATTTCATTACCGGGGACAATGAGTTGGGAAAATCCACGCTATTAAAGGCAATCGGGGCGTTGTTGACCGGGAACCGGGACGCCGTGTTGCGCAATGGCGAGGACAAAGGGTTTGCCAAAATGGTTGTCGGCGACGACGGCGAGGAATACGACGTTGAATTGCGGTTTACCAAAGCCAACCCCCGTGGTACATTATCAATCAAACAGAAAACAACCGGGATGCGGTCGGATAATGTAAGTATGTTGCAAAAGGTTTTCGGATATACGGATTTTGACGCCGTGGAGTTTTCCCGGTGGTCTGAAACCGCCGAGGGTCGCCGAAAGCAAGTGCAATACGTCCGGGCATTGTTGCCGGAGAATGTGCAAAAACGTATTTCCGAGATTGACGCCGAGGTTATGACCGTTAAGGAGAAAAGAAAGGACGCCAACGCCGAGGTCAAGACGTACACGACCATTTGCGCCGCCGCCGAAAGGCATTTGAAACCGGGCGACGTCAAAACGTATGCCGAGAAAATAGATATTGCCGATTTAATGGAGGAACAAAACGAGAACGCCCGGTTGATTGAGAAAGCGAAAACCGTGCGTACCGCATTGCAAACCCGGACGGAACAATTGGAGGCAATCCCCGGTCGTATCAAAGCCGCCGAGGAAACCAAGAATACAGAGATTGACGCCGCAATAAAGTATGAGGCGGAAGCCCAAGCCGAATACGACCGGATTGTTTCCGAGGCAAAAAAGGCATTGGAAGCGGCAAAGAAAAAGAGCAAGGCGGATGCGAAAGCCGCCGCCGACAAATACAACGAAACATTGGCGCAAATCCAAACGGAAAAAGCCGATTGCGAAACCCGTAAGAACAACGCCGCCGCATGGTTGGCAAAGTACGAGGAAAACAACCCGGAGAATTTGGATACAGCCGAACGCCTCAAAGCCGCCGAGGAACACAACAAAATAAATGCGTTGGTTGTGGACTATCTGACGAAGAAAAAGCAAAAAGACGCCGCCGAAAAGGTCGCCCAAACCCACGAAAAAAAGTTGTCGGATTTGCTCAAAGAGCGGGAAACCCTTATTGCGAAATCGGAATTGCCGATTGCCGGGTTGACGTTCACGGACGACGGGTTGGAATTAAACGGCGTGCCGTTCGTCGCCGGGAAAGTGTCGGATAGTCAGATAATGGAGGTTGCCGCAAAATTGATTATCGCAAGCAATCCGACCGTTAAGGTATTCCGCATTGCGAGGGGCGAAAGTTTGGGCGCAAAACGTCTGCAATCCCTTATCGAATTAGCCCGGAAAGAAGGGTATCAAGGATTTATTGAGGAAGTCAAGCGAGGACAGGACGATTTAATTATTGAGGAATACAGCGAAACCGAGTAATTAACCGGGGCGTCGGTTCCCCGGCGTCCCTTAAACAAAACAATATGGAAGTTAAAGAAATGACAATTGCGGACGTGTTGAAAACGCCGTTATTCTTTTCGCAAAAGTGTTGGATAAGGTCGCAACCGGGTATTAGTTGAGCGAACGGGCGTTTATCCGTGCGGTTGGAATGACAGCGTTTAATATCACAATGCAAAAGTTAATCAACGATGAGAAAGCGAGAAATAACGGCAACGGGGACGATAAATAATAACGGCGGGTTGGCAATGTACATGGGCGAATTAAACGAATTTTTCAAGGGTTGGAAAGGTTCCCGGATAATTGCCCGGTTCATTGTTGCGTCGCCTGGTTCGTCCGAGGCTTTGAAAGGATATTATTTCAACTATGTTGTACCCACGTTCCGACACGCCATTTGGGAGGCGGGCGAACGTCTTACGGAGGAACAAACGGAACGGAGGTTGCGGGAGTTTTCCCCAATTATGTACGACGAGCGGGTCAACGAGGAAACCGGGAAATATTCCCACGAATTGCGCACCGTGGCGGAATTGTCAAACGCCGAGTTAATCGAGCATATCGAAACACTCAAACAGATTGCCGCCGAGGAATACAACACGTATATTGACGACCCCCGAACGTTGTAAGGTATGTTTTGCAAGTGTAACGGAAAGCGTAAGAATTACCCGTTGGCGGGTTGGCGGATTATTCGCCACGAATACACGCCAAAGCATTACAGCCGGATAAAGTGTTTGCGTTGCGGGTGCGTTTGGATTACACGGGCAAAATATGTTGAGCAAACGCCCAACGACGACGGGCAAAAACGATTATTTTAACGAGCAAAAAAGTAACGAGAGCATGAAATTTGAATTAAAAGATATTTGTTTTTTCGATTGCGAAACAACAGGAGTACCCGCAAAGGGTTTGAAATGGGATGCGGATTTTAACCAATTCCCGCACGTCGTACAATTGGCGTGGGCGTTCGGCGACAAAGAACGCAGTTTTATAATTAAGCCGGACAATTACGAGATACCGCCGGAGACAGCCGCAATACACGGGATAACGACCGAACGGGCAATTGCCGAGGGCCTACCGTTTGCCGAGGTTATCGACGAATTTTTGGCGGATGCAGCCGCCGCCCCGCTTGTATGTGCGCACAACATTTATTTCGACACGTCGATGTTGAAAGCGAACATTTTGCGTTATTGCGGCAAAGACTATTACGACGCCAAAGCCGAGGACGCATTGCACAAGGGAAAGCGCATTGATACAATGATGAAAACTATTAAATTTGTCGGCGCATTGTATCAGAATGGCAAACCGGGAAAATTCCCCAAATTGGAGGAATTATTTGCAAAGTTGTTCCCCGGCGAAACATTCCCGGCGCACGACGCATTACAGGACGTTAAGGCATTACGCCGATGCGTCCCGGAATTGGTCGAATTGGGGATTATCGAGTTGAAGCAAAAGGAATACCCGGCGGAACAACTCAAAGCGAAATTTGAGCCTGAAAAGCCTGGAAACGGGGGCATTGAGTTTTACGATCCGAACCCCGTAACGGAGCCAATTGGAACGGGGAACCCCAAGCGGGAACCCGTACCGGAACCGGAACCAATCCCGGAGCCTCAACGCCCGGCGGTCGCCCGGAATAAGACGACAAAGGATTTGTTGGACGAAAGCGAATTTTAATATGGTAGTATTAAGTTTATTTGATGGAATGAGTTGCGGACAAATAGCACTCAATCAGTTGGGAATTAAAATTGAAAAGTATTTTGCGGCAGAAATTAAACCGCACGCAATTAAATGTACGCAATATAATTTCCCACAAACAATACAAATTGGGGACGTTCGCAAAGTAAGTTATAAGGATGGCATATTGACGACCGCTAACGGTTTGTTTGAGGTTGGGAAAATTGATTTGTTAATTGGCGGTTCGCCGTGTCAAGATTTAAGCGTTTTAATGCGAAACCGTAAGGGGTTGAAAGGGGAAAAAAGTTCTTTATTTCATGAATGGTTAAGGATTAAAGAGGAAACGACGCCCCGTAATTTTATGTTAGAAAATGTAGCGTCAATGAGGGTTGAGGAAAAAAACACAATTGACGAATTATTGGGCGTAACGGGTATTTTTATAAATTCAGCATTGTTTTCAGCACAATTGCGCAAGCGTTATTATTGGACTAATTTAGATGTTGATTTGAATATTAAGGACAAAGGAATTGAGTTACAAAGCATTTTAGAAAGTGGATATACCGACCGAAAAAAAAGCGTTTGTATAGTCCGTAATTATGCTGGAAGCGTTCAAAGTTCAAATAAAGAATCATTTATAAAAATGTGCCTTAATCGTTCAAAAAAAGGATTTCTTACGGTCGTTTTTGAGGAAAAAGGCAATCCAAATTCGGTGCGATTATTTACGCAAACAGAATTAGAACGGTTGCAAACCATACCCGTTGGATATACAAGTTGCGTAACCTATCAAGAAGCGGCGGACTTAATCGGCGACGGTTGGAATGTTGAAACCGTAAAGCATATATTGAAAGGATTATTATAAAAACCGAGCCGGGCGGGTTCCCGGCAACAAATAAATTATCAAAAAATGAGCGAGAAAAAAGAAACCGCAAACGTAATGCCGATACCGACCGAAAAGGCGTTTACATTGTCGAAAGTCAAGACGTTAAAGGACGGCGGATTGGACGTGCATTATGAAGTTACCGAAACCGTCGGTAATGAGAGTTACACGAACAAATACCACGTCGAAAGCGCAAAGGACATACACCCGGATTTGCGCAATTGCTTTGACAGGTTGCGCCCAATTATGGGGCGTATTTTCAATATCACGTCGTTTTTGTCCCTTATGGATACGCCGGATATGAAAGCCAACCAAAAGCAGAAAGACGCCGCCCGTAACTTTGCGGACGAAATGTTGAAAAGCATTGAGGTTCGGGGCGTATCCCTTTCCGGTCAAGATGATAACGTTGGTTGCGTCCTTACGGGGTTGTTCACGGTATCCAATAACCAAAAGACGGCGATAAATTCGCCCCGTCTGAAATTCAATACCGAAACGTTCGGTTTTGAGGAAGAATTGGAAGAAATTATTAGCGACATTGAAAACGAGGTTTACGCCTTTCTTTTCAAGGGTAAAAAGGCGCAATTGGAGTTGTTCGGAGCCGACGGGGAAGCCGCACCGGGATTGGATGCAAAGCCGGATAACGGTTTGTTCCCGGACGTTGACGACCCGGCAAGCGAGAACAACGACGATAACGAGAACCCGGACGACGAAACGGCGGATATTTAAGCAATGGAGCCGATATTGCTAATAGATCGGGAGGAATACCAATTTGTAACCGATAGGGGGTTTTGCCCCCTATTGGATTACAAGCGATTTACAATGGATATTCGGTTGCGTGTCGAAATCCAACGGGAATTGTTCGGACATTGCGTTTTAGGACGTGGCGACATTCCCGTTGCCAACCAACGATTTTTCCGGTGGGTTTGGGAGCATAAGCCGCACAGATGCGAGGAAACGTTGCGACCTTTGCACAATTTTTCGGCAACATATTGTTCCCATATATTAACCCGTGGGGCATATCCGGAAATGGCGCATGACCCAAGGAATATTAATATACTTTGCTTTGAAATGCACAACCGTTGGGAGAATGGCGACCGTGAGAAAATGCGTATATATCCCGGCAACGTCCGGATTATTGAATTGCTTAAAAACGAATACAGAAGTTTGAAAATATGAGGACGAAAAAAAGAACACCCGATTACGGGGCAATTTCCCGCCAATCAATCAAAAATGATTTTAGACGGGTACAAACATACCCGGAAAGGGAGAAACGCCCGCAAATCGAAAATCCGCCCGAAATAAATGCAGAAAGACGGGTTTTGTTTGTTGGCGAAAATTCAGGTTATTACAAATTGCGTTCTTTCATTGTTGGTAAATTGGTTCGATTAGTTCAAAAATCAAGCGTCGGCGGTTGGGTTTGTGAGTTCGTACACGACGACGACCGAAAAGCGATAAACCATGCCGCCGGATGGTCGGACAATAAGAAACAATATTTGTTGGATTGCGTAAAATTCAAGTGACATGAAAATAAAATCAAAAACCGGATATAAAATTGCGTTATACACGTTCGTGACGTTAACGGTTGCGTCTTATATGTGGGCGTTGTATAGTATCATTGTTTGGATAATTAAAGCGTTTTTTGTATGAGTGTAAACAAGGTTATTTTGATGGGACATACCGGGAAAGCCCCGGATTTTAGGGAGTTCGACAACGGGGGTTGCGTGGCGACCTTTTCGTTGGCAACCACGAAACGAGGTTATACCACAAAGGACGGGCGGCAAATCCCGGAGCGTACCGAATGGCATAACGTCGTATTGCAAAACGGGTTGGCAAAGGTCGCCAATCAGTACGTCAAAAAGGGCGACAAACTGTATATTGAGGGCGAATTGAGAACCCGGAGTTATGACGATGCGAAAGGCGTCAAACGGTATGTTACCGAGATAGTCGCAACCGATATGGAAATGTTGACCCCGAAAGCGACCGGAGCCGGGGCGCAAGTACCGCCGCCGCCCGTGCCGGATGCACCCGCCCCCGACGGAAACGACGATTTACCATTTTAAGCCGTTGACGATATGGGAGCGATAAACGGACGGGTTATTTACAGCCCAAAAGGTAAAGCCGGGGAATACGCCGAGAACGCCGCCAATTTCTTTGTCGGTTGTTCCAACGGTTGTACTTACTGTTATTTGCGCAAAGGTCGTGGCGCAAAGGTATTGGGAGGCAGTCGCCCGGAGTTGAAAAAGACGTTGCGGGAATATCCATACGCTTTGGATATTTTCAAAAACGAATTGTTGGCGCATAAGGAGGAATTGCAGAAAACGGGGTTATTCTTTTCGTTCACGACCGACCCGTTGTTGCCGGAAACGGAACGGTTGACCCGTCAAGCGGTCGGCGTATGCCAACGCCACGGCGTCCCGGTTAAGATATTGAGCAAATGCGCCGAGGGGTTGAACCGCTTCATTGATTTTGCCGAGGCGTCCGAGGGTTGGGACGTGTCCCGTATCGCTTTGGGCGCAACGTTGACAGGTTGCGACGAATTGGAGCCGAACGCCGACCCAAATACGATGCGGGTTAATGTGTTGGCACGGGCAAAACGCCACGGGTTCCGAACCTTTGCAAGCGTGGAGCCAATCCCGCCGGGAATGTACGACCGGGCAATTGGGATAATCAGATTGTCGTATCCGTTCGTTGACCTGTATAAAATCGGGTTGCAGAGCGGCGGCAAATATCCGAAACGGGAAATACGATTGATTTACGACACGATTACGGAACATTTGGAGGGACGCCCGGAACAACCCCGTATCTATTGGAAAGATAGTATTGTTAATCCGTTGGGGATTGACCGGGGAGAATTGCCGGGGTATTGTGTCCCTGTTAATTGGGATTTGTTTAACAATGAAAAGTGAAATACGGGTTGAGGTTCCCGCCGATTGCCGATTGGTCGGAGTAAGGACGGACGGCGATGTTGTCGTTATCATTTACGAGCCAATCCAAAACGTCCGGCAAATTGGATTTATCCATTACCCGGAACCCGACGACGAAACCGAGGAACCCGAAAATAAAAAGTAAATATGCAGTATAGTAATAAGGATTACGACCCGGAAAAGCACGACCGTTGGCGTGCGTTGACCGTAAAACAGCCATACGCAAATGCTTTGGTAACGGAGGCGTACAAGGACGAAAACGGTATTGTTTACGGGGAAAAGACAATTGAAGTTCGGAGCAAAAACACGTCCTACCGTGGCGACGTGCTGATATGTTCCGCAGCGTCCCCGGTTTATCCGGGAATGGAAAGCGGCGTTACTTTGGGATTGGTTGAGTTGTACGACGTAAAGCCGATAAAAGAGTTTACGCCGGAGGATTGGGAAAACACCCGGATTCCAAAGGAAAAGAGGGAGAAAATAACAAAGGGGTACGGGTGGTTGATGCGCAACCCCCGCCGGGTTATTGAATTTCCGATTAAGGGGCAATTGGGGATATACAATTTGGTTTATACCAAAGATTGTATATTGCCGTACCCCGTGGCAATGGTAATGGATAAAAAGGGTTATGAATTAGCAAGAAAGGAGGCACGCAATGAGTAAGGACAAACACGCCGTCCAAACAGGCATACACGTTGGGCGGGTCGGCGTCTATGTTTACGCCCGTGAGTATTGGCAATATCATAGTTGGCAATTTGGGGTATCCATTGACGCAATAAACGGTTACGACCGTTGTTTGGATTTTGAGTTGAAAGCGTTTTGTTTCGGAGTCGGTATCCGCTTTATTTGGATTAAACGGAAAAAGTAACCGGGAAAATCCGTATATTTGTGGACGATACGAGAGCGAAACAATGAGAGTAAAACAACCCGAAATATTCGACCCGAAAAGGGAGTACAAGCCCGGCGAACGTGCCATTTACAAAGGCATGGTTATTATTGCCGAGATATGGACGAAAGCCGCCCAAAGGTTAGCAGACGACCCCGGAACCCTATTTTGCCAACGGTGCGTCCGTTGCAAGATAGACCGGGACGTTTGCACCGGGGCGCATTTGCAATGCGATAAGTACAACAGAACCGACCGAAAAACGATATTTTGGCGGTTGGCATATCCGAAAACAGTAAGAACGAATAAAAAATTAGAGCGATGACAGAAAGTAAGTTAAACCCGTTTGATGCGGAATTGTTGGTTATGATTGGCGATATTGCCAAAAGCCAACCGGAGGTCGAGGAAAAACCCGACTGTTACGAAATCACGGTTGACACAACCGAGATGCAGGGGAAAAGCATTGAAGCACTAAAACAGGCAGTCGCCGGACGATTGGGGGAACGCTTGTTAGTTACACACACGTTAGACACAGCCGTTATTTTCAACGTCGAGTACGACCCGACGGAATACCCGGAACAAATCCGCACCCGGTTAGTTGAGCCGGACGCCACAGCGGGAACCCGATATTGCCGCACGTTGTTAGAAGTTGACGCAATACAGGTACGCCGGGACAATTTGGACGACCTGTTGAGATTTACCGGAGGTGGAACCATGACGATACCGAGAACCCCGAACGGGCGGGCGGTTTATTCGTTCACGGACGGCAACGGAATTTTCATTGACGCCCCGGAAACGTACTACATTGTCCGGGAGCCGGACGGACGATTGACAACCCGCCCGGAAAGAGAGTTTAACCGGGAGTTTGAGCCGAAAGGCGTAAGCGTACCGAAAGAACCCGGCGATAAGGGATGCGGGAATTGCGCCAACTTTACAAACGAGGACGTCAACGGGAACGGTTATTGCGAGGCGTTCAAATGCGAACAATCGTGTGGCGTTATGCCGTGCCAAGAGTACAAACCCAAAAATCAATAAAGCGATGAACAAAAGAGAAAAATTTTTGAAAGAGATTGCCGAGGTTATCAACCGTAATTCGATGGAGGCGTATTTTAACGATACCCCGGATTACATATTGGCGAAAGTCGCAGTTGTAGCAATGGAGAATTTCGCCGAAGCGTCCGCACGGAGGGAATTGGCACGGGTTCAAGAAGCCGATAAGCCGGGCGAGGTTGTGCGGAATGAGGATTGCGGCAATTGCCCGGTTCGGGGGATTTGCCCGGAGCATAAGAAGCCGGAGGCGTTCGACGTCCCAAAGGAGGTGCAAGCAATGGCGGAATTTTTCGGCAAGATGTTCCCCGGTTTCAAAGTAGAAATACACCGGGTCGAAATGCCGAAAAGGAACCCACGGGATAAACGCCGGGAAAATAACAAAAGGAAAGGGGGTATTAGATGAGTTTAGATGTATCATTAAACAGGAAAGCAGACGAACAAATTGTTTGTAGTGAGTGCGGACAACATTATTTCCCGAATTATTCCGTATATGATGCGATCATTACGCATAATTTGGGAGAAATGGCAGATGCCGCCGGAATATATGGGATTGTATGGCGACCCGAGGAAAACGGCATAACGACCGCCGAACAATTGATTGAACCATTGGAAAAGGCAATTGCGGATATGAAAGCCCGACCGGAATATTACGAGCAATTCAACAGCCCGAACGGTTGGGGGACATACAAAGATTTTGTCCCGTGGTTGGAAAAGTATTTAGCGGCTTGCAAAGAGTACCCGGACGCCGTGGTTGAAGTAAGCAGATAACAGGCGAAAGCCCCGGAAAACAAAGCCGGGGTTTTGCCGTTTATATGTGAGAGAGAACAAACGGTTGGCAATGCGGCGAAAAAGCCGTAAATTTGCCCCGTGGTTAAAAGATAACCGCCGAGATATAGAAAGTATTGGATAAGATAATAAAGCCTCTTAAAATGGAAATTCCCCGCAAATAACTTGCAATCGAAAAACATTTGTTACCTTTGCAAAAAAAAGATATATGGAAGTTTGGAAAGATATACCCGGTTTTGAGAATTACCAAATATCCAATTATGGTAATGTAAAAAGCCTCAATTATGGGAGGACAGGAAAAACCAAGTTGCTAAAACCAACTATAAGCGGCAAGGGTTATTTGCAAGTAAGGTTATCGAAGTCCGGTAAACCAAATGCGTTGTTGGTTCATAGATTGGTTGCAATGGCATTTATTCAAAATCTAAATAACCGGAAACAAATAAATCATAAGGACGAAAATAAGTTTAATAATAATGCCGATAATTTGGAATGGTGCGATAATCGGTATAACAATACATATAACGGCAAACATAATAAAATTGCTAAATCTGTAATACAACGTTCAAAAGCCGGAAACGAAATTGCCCGGTATAAATCTATAAGGGAAGCGGAAAGAAAAACGGGAATAAAAAATATAACAATTACCCGATGTTGTAAAGGAGTGTATAAAACGGCGGGCGGGTATGTATGGGAATACGATTTGACGATTGAGGAGATTTGACTATGAAAAAGAGAAAGAAGCCATTAGGCTACAACAAACGTTCCGAGGAACAACGAATTTATGACATTCGGTTTTGTGCCGATTTATTTTTGCGTGGTTATTCGTACCGGGAAATTGCGGGCGCATTGAACCGGGATTTGTCCGCCCGTGGAATGGGTTATACAATAACCTTTCAAATGGTTTATTACGATTTGCAACAATGCCTTATCGAATGGAAGCGGGAACGGTTGGAAAGTATCGACGAATACGTTACACAGGAATTGCGCAAACTTGATAAGATGGAGCAACAAGCATGGGAGGCGTGGGAGGCGTCGAAAACCGGAAAGATGCGCACCAAAGAGAAAACCAACAAAGGGCGACCAATCAAAACCGATGCCGAGGACGGCGACCCGGAATATTACGGGTACAATGAAACCGCAACCGAAACGTCCGCCGGGAACCCACGGTTTTTGGATTTGCTTTTGAATATCCAACAACGCCGGGCAAAGATGTTAGGGTTTGACGCCCCGATTAAAATTGAGATACCCGGATATAACGCCACGACCGACGACGATAAACCAAAGTACGACGTTAAGGCAATCCCAGACGATATGTTGTTTGCGGTTGCTGACAAACTGCAATCCGCCGAGTTCCAAAAGGCATTAGCCGAGAAAGGAGGGGCGCAATAATGGCAAAGAGAGTAACCGCACCCCGTCCGGGAACCAAGCAACCGGAATGGACGACCGAAATTTGCGATACGTGCCGTTTTTCTGAATGGATAACGGACGATCATAGACACCGGGATTTGAACGGGAACCCGATTTGTTTACGTTGCCCGCATTATCAATATTACATTGTCCGGGGTCGTCGGGCGTGTGCTAAATGGGAGAAAGGAGCAAAGCAATGAACAACGAACAATTATTGCAGATGTACAAGGCGTTAAGCGAGAACCCCGGCGAATTGGTTAGAGCCGCCGCCCGTAAACGTCTTATTAACTTTGCCCGGTATATGCAACCGGATTTGGTATTGGAGCCGTTCCACGTCGTATATTATACCCTGTTGGATATGTTTGCACATGGCAAAATACGAAAGATGATTGTACAACAGCCGCCGCAACATGGCAAATCGGAGGGGTCAAGCCGCAAATTACCCGCATTTATGTTGGGGTTAAACCCCGACCGCAAAATATGTATCGGTTCGTATGCGGCGACAATCGCACGGGATTTTAACCGGGACGTTCAACGAATAATCGACACGCCCCGGTATCGTGAATTATTCCCCGGCACGTACTTAAATGGGTCGAACGTCGTAACGATGTCGAATACCTATTTGCGCAATTCCGATGTTATCGAAATGGTCGGGCGTAAGGGGTCGTTGCGTGTCGTCGGTCGTGGCGGTTCGCTGACGTCGAAAACCGTGGACGTTTCGATATTGGACGACGTGTATAAGGATTACGCCGAGGGCAACAGCCCGATAGTACGGGCGGCGGCGTGGAAATGGTACACGACGGTTGTACGCACCCGTTTACACAACGATAGTCAAGAATTGATTGTATTTACCCGTTGGCACGACGACGATTTGATAGGGCGCATTGAAAAGAGCGGCGAAACGATTATTGATGTTAAGTGTTGGGCGGATTTGGAGGACGTAACGCCGGGGGCGTGGGTACGCATAAACTTTGAGGGGCTGAAAACCGGGGAACCGACCGAGATAGATCCACGGGAACCGGGGGCGGCATTATGGGAAAGCCGACACAGTAAGCAAAAGTTGGAAGCGCAAAAGGCATTAGACCCGGTGCAATTTCAATGCCTGTATCAAGGCAACCCCGGTTCCGCCGAGGGTAGATTGTACCAACCTTTCAAAACGTGGGTCGAAAAATCCGATTACGGCACCTACATTCGTTCCGGCGCATACATTGACGTTGCCGACGAGGGCGACGACCTGTTGTTTGCCGCAACGTATGATGTGTATAAGTCCGACAATCTGTTTTTCAACGAGAAAACAAAGCGCATGGAGCCGATATTGTTTGCCCTTATTACAGATATGGAAATGACGGACGAAAACACGGACGTTACAACCGTAACCGTTCCGGCGATGATTAACCGGAACGGGACGCAAAAAGTGTGGGTTGAGAGCAACAACGGCGGTGCGGGTTATGAGAAAGTTATAAAAAAGAAAGTCCGGGCGATTACAGAGCCATTTTATCAAGGAGGCAACAAGGAAAGCCGGATAATAACAGCGTCCGCAATGGTTAATCAACATATAATTATGCCATTCGGTTGGGAAACCCGGTACAAAGCCGTTTACGACCATGTAACCGGATTTTTGCGTAATTTCGGATCCAACACGCACGACGACCCGGAGGACGGATTGACCGGGGTATATGAAAAGGAGATTGCGGACGGCAATATACAGCCATACGCACACGCAAACCGAGGCGTAAGACGACGCAATTAGAAATATTTTTGAGATATACAAGATTATACGGGAAAAAGTTTATAACTTTGTAACTGAAACAAGGGGGCAAAGGGACAGCCCTGGAGAAAGTAACAATATTTTTAACGTTAAAAACAAAGAAGTATGATTTGTAAATGTCCAGCGGCGGCGTCGTTGCCCGATGTACCCGCAATTACGTGTTCGGAGAGTTTCGGACAGGTTCAGAAAGTGGCTTTTCAACGTCTTTTGAAAGACGACGGAATCAAAAACAGTTTTACGAGTGAAAAAGCGATTACGACGTTAGCGTCGTGGACGCCCCTGTTATCGGCGTCGAATAGCACGAAAATAGTTGTTTCGCCGTATATCCAAGCCCCGACCGCCGAGGCGGGAGCCGCCCGCACCTTTGGAGGCGGTAACGAAACGTTGGGAGGCGTCGAAGAAATTATTGGACGTGAACCAACCCCGTTTACCGGAGTTATCCGCAAAGCCCCGCAGGAGGTTATAAAGGCATTAAAGGAACTGCAATGCGAAAGTTGGGGCGACAATTTGGGTATCTTCATTTTCGACGAAAACGGCGCAATCGGCGCAATCAAGGGGGATGCCGACGGTACATATTACCCGATACCGATACGTTCGTTGTTTATCGGCGATAAGACGTTGGGCGGATTGGAAGCCCCGGACAGCAACGCAATACAATGGTCGTTTTTGCCGAATTGGTCGGACGATTTGGCGATTGTTGCCCCGGCGTTTAACCCGCTTACGGATTTGAAACCCGCATAAGAGTAATGACGGCGAAAGTTACAAAGGTCGTGTTGGAGTGTCCGACCCTTAACACGACCGAAGAATTTGAGATTAACCACGCCGAACGCCTGTTGCGGATGCATAACAATGGCGGTTGGCAGTTGCCCGAAAAAACACCTTTTGAATTTAGCGAAGAAAATGGGATTAGATATAAAACGCATACGAAAGGAAATAACGGAACCGAGGAAAAAGGCGACGATAAATAAAGCGGTCATACACCAAAACCGCATTAAATTTCACGCCCAAACCAACGTAACGCCCTTAATGTGTCTACCCACGACCGATTTTTTGGCATGGGTTCAAAATCTTATCCCGCACGATAAATTCAAAATCTTCAAAACATTGTTCCGTTACCCCGTTCGTACCAACGAGGTAACGGGCATTTGTTTTGACAAGTTGAGCCGTATTTTTGACGGTCGTAACCCGGCGTTCAACTATCAATTTCAGAACACGGAACAACGGGACGATTGGGAATATTACCGCCAAGATGTATTGAAAGAGCCGGAAGTGTGGAGTACGAAAGGTTGGGAGTTTTTCAAGACGGAAATAAACAGCGTTTTAATAGTTGATTTGCCCGCCGAGCAAAACCCCGCCGACCGATACCCGACCCCGTATTTTTATTGGCTACCTATCGAAAGCGTTATAACCTTTGAGGCAAACCGGACAACCGGGGTTATGGATTGGATAATTTTCCGCCAACCCGATAAACGTATTGCAGTTATTGACGATGAACGATACCGAGTATTTGCAGAGGACGACGGCGGCAACATAGGCGAATTATTGGTTGATAACCCACACGATTTGCGCTATTGCCCCGCCCGTTTCTTTTGGAATGATCCAATGAATTTGCGAGAACCGGACGTTAAACAATCCCCGCTAACAAAAGAATTGGAGGCGTTGGATTGGTTTTTGTTTTTCCATATATCGAAGCGGCATTTGGATATGTACGGGGCGTACCCGATATATTCCGGTTACGAACAATCGTGCGACTTTACAAACGCCGAAAACGGCGATTATTGCGACGGTGGATTTTTGAAAGACAAACAAGGGTATTACAGGTTAGACCAAGCCGGATTATTGATGCGTTGCCCCAAGTGCGGCGACAAACGGATTACCGGGGCGGGTTCCTTTGTTGAAATACCGATACCGGACGGGGACAAACAACCCGATTTGCGGAACCCGGTGCAAATGTTGACCGTTGACCGTACAAGTTTGGATTATAACGTTGATGAGGAAAAGCGATTGCGGGAAAACATTATTACCGCCGTCGTCGGACAAAACGAGGAAGTAACCCAACGGGAGGCATTCAACGAACAACAGGTTAAAGCCGCATTTGAGAGCCAAAGTACGGTATTAAACCGAGTGAAAAAAGGCTTTGAAGCCGCCCAACAGTTCGTCGATGAAACGGTTTGCCGATTGCGATACGGCAATATGTTCGTATCTGCAAAAGTCAATTACGGCACGGAGTTCTATTTGTACGACGCAAGCGAGTTGCGGAACCGTTACAAGTTGGCAAAGGAAAGCGGCGCAAGTGAGGCAGAATTGGACGCCCTACAAAATCAGATTATCGAAACGGAGTACCGGAACAACCCAACCCAATTGCAACGTATGTTGATATTGGCAGAATTGGAGCCGTACCGCCATTTGACCCGGAACGAGGTATTGGATTTGTACGGGCGTAACTTAATCCCGGAGAATGAATTGCGTATAAAGTTGAATTTCGCTAACTTTGTCCGCAGATTTGAGCGGGAGAATACAAACATTTTGGAATTTGGAACGCAAATACCATTCGACCAAAAGATTTCAGTAATAAAAAGTAAATTTAATGATTACGCAAATGAACACAATGTTAAGTAGTGAGGTTTGGCAGGATATACAAGGTTATTCCGGCATATACCAAGTTAGTACATTAGGGCGTATCCGTAGTTTGAAAAAAGGGAAAATCAAATTACTAAAGCCTTATATCAACAATATGGGTTATGCTGTTTTATCTTTATATGCTAACCACAACCAAAAAACATATCATGTTCATAAATTAGTTGCTGATACATTTTTGGTTAAAGTTGACGGCAAAAATTATATAGACCATATCAACGGTATTAAAACGGATAATAGAATTGATAATTTACGTTGGTGTACTCCAAAAGAGAACGCTAATTTTGAATTATCAATTATTAACCGAAAGCGTGCAATGCGTAAAGCGTGTGGAGTTTCTGTTAATCAATATGATTTAAGCGGTAATTATATTGCTACTTATGCGACATTAACAGATGCTCAAACTATTACAGGAATTGCATATCAAAATATACGTGCATGTTGTATTGGTAGGTATAAAACAGCCGGAAATTATATTTGGAAATTTAATAAATAAATTAAAATTATGAGAGTAAAAGTAAACGATGGTAAAACAAAGGACGTCGCAATTACCGACGTCACCCCTGAAAACTACATTGTACCGAGCAACGAACAACATTTGTATCATTGCGTTATTGAGGTACGCAAGTTTGACAGCGAAACGGGTAAACGCTTATCCGCTCCCCGTATCCAAAAGTTCGGCAAAAAGTCCTTTGAAAACGGCATTTTGGACGCACTGAAAAAACAGGGTTACACGATTACCGTATTGCACGACCCCAACGAGTACGTCAAGGCACAAGCCGAGGAAAAAGCGGCACGAACCGCCGCACAGCAGAAAGCCGCCGAGGAAAAAGCCGCCGCCGATGCAAAGGCAAAGGCAGAAGCCGAGGCGAAAGCCAAAGCCGAGGAAAAAGCGGCGTTAAAGGCTGAAATTCTGGCGGAATTGAAAGCGGCGGGAGTTATCCCGGCGGAACCCGCCAAAGAAACCAAAGCCGATGCAAAGGCAGAAGCCGAGGGCAAACCCGGAGCGAAAAAGTAACAGAGTATTAAACTATTAAAAATACGATTATGGCACAGATTGCACAGCAGGACAATTTGGTTATTGAAGTAACAACAACCGCCGCCGCATTGGATGGCGCAACAAAGAAAAAGTTGATTGAATGTATTGAGGGCGGAACAATTGCCGACGTCATTTTGGTAACAAAAGAGGTTGAAAATAAAATCAGCTATGCACGTGTTGTTAGTTGGTTGGTTGACACAACCGGGGATTCGCCAAAATACACAATTGATATTATTAACGCAAACAGCGGAGCAGTAGCAGCAATCGCACTTAATTAATTCAAAGGGAAAGAATTATGTTAACGAGAGAAATTTTAATTGCAAATGCGGCATTAGCCGGATTAACCGACGAACAAATTGCGGCAATTACAACATTGTCCGCCAACGACGAAAATAGCGTTATCGCCAAAAAGACGGGCGAAATTTACGGCGGATTGGATGCCGATATTTTGGCGGCGTCCGGTATCGAAAAGAACGGAACCGAAAAGACGTTTGATTACGCAAAACGTGTGGTCGCCGAGTTCAAAACCAAAGCGGAAAGCGCAAGCGCATTGCAAACCCAAATCGACAGTCTGACGAAAGAAAAGGCACGTTTGGAAAAGGCAATTGCCGACGGTGCGACCGATGCGGAAACGGCAAAGGCGTTGAAACAGGCGAAAGCCGATTTAACGGCGGTAACAACGCAGTTTAACGACCTCAAAAGAAAGTACGATGAAGCCGAAAAGAAATTCCAAACGGAGTTGTTCGGCGTTCGTATCGAGGGCGCATTGCAGACCGCAACCGCCGGGTTGAAATTCAAACCGGGATTGCCCGAAAGCGCAACAAAGGTTTTGTTAGCGCAAGCAATCGACAAAATTAAGGGTATGAATCCAGAATATATCGACGACGGCAAAGGCGGCAAAATCATTGCTTTTAAGGACGAAAGCGGCGCAATTATGCGTAACCCGAACAATCAGTTGAACCCGTACACACCCGGCGACCTGTTGGCAAAGGAATTGGATACAATGGGTATTTTGGATAAGGGACGCCAAGCCGGAGGCGGCGGAACGATTCCCCCGGGTGGCGGTTCCGGCGGTGGTAGCGGAACAACCATTGACGTAACGGGCGCAAAAACCCGTGTCGAGGCTTATGAAGCAATCGCCGCAAACCTTATGGATCATGGCTTAACGGCGGGTTCCGAAAAGTTCGACGCCGCAATGAAACAGGCATGGCAGGACAACAATATTGCCGCATTGCCGGAAAAGTAAACAATCACGGGTAAAGGGTAAACCCGCATTTAATAACAATTAAATCTTTAACATTATGTCATTAGTAGCAACAAGATTGCAGAATTGGCGGATTGAGAACCCGGAATTAGACCGTAATATGACCCGCCCGTGTGAGTATGGCGCATTGGATTTTTTCATTGAGCAAACCAACGCCCCGTCCTCAATCATTAACCCCAATTTGCGTGACCGTGCGTTTGCGTCTATTGGTAACACGGTACAAGTACCCGTTATCAATTACGACGGCGATGTACAGGTTAGCAATGTCCGTTCGTGCGTTATCGCTGACGATGAAAATACGTCCGCATTGGTAACGGTTGTTTGGGCGACTTATGCCATTGGCTTTACAATGGTTCCCGCCGCCTACATGAACAACGAAATTTCCTATGAACACGACTTTTTGCGCAAAATGGAAAAGACGTGCCGGGCTTTGGCGGACAAATTGGACGTCGGAGCCGTTGCCGCATTGGAGGCAAACAAAACACAGGTGTTCAAAACGTTGCTTAATTACACGGAGTCGGGCAATGTGGTACAGGTTCCAACCCAAATGGCGACCGAGATTTTGGGCGATATTAACCCGATTATGCGGGCTAACTGTTACCCGGAATATATCCACATTATCGCCAATGCCGGGGTTGATAGCCTTATCCGTAAACTTGCGCAACATGGCGTTTACAACGACGTAAACAAGCGCATGGAGTACGACAACAAGGTTTTGCACTACACGAACAACGTAACCGACGAATCGGGCAAAATGGGAACCATGTTTGCCGTTGCTGACGGTAATATTGGTATCCTTACACGTGTTGACCGTGAGGCATTGCGCCGCACCCGTGCGAATTTCCACGAATGGGACGTTGTACGTTTACCGTACATTGATTTGCCCGTTGGTTCGCACTATTACACCGCCGTTGGCGACCAGTCCGCAATTATGGGCGACGCAACCGCCGATTTGACGTGCGCCGTTAAGGAGTATTTCGGATTTTCCGTTGACGTGGCGTATATGGTTGCTTACAACAGCAACCCGGATACCGTGGCAAACCCGATTATCAAAGCCGAGATTGCCGCCCGCAATCCGAACGAGCCGTTGGGTATGCCCGTATATGTAACCAACGCAGCGGAATTTCCCGCCGGAGGTGCAGGGGGCGAATAACGCCGGAGCATAACGAATTGTTAAACCGAGGGGACGGGGTGGTTATCCCCGCCCCCTTATTTATTTCAAACGCAGATGTACCGATTAGAAGAAATACAGGACGCATTATTGCACGTCGTCGGGTGGGAACAATCATACGACCCGGCAAAGGCGATAGACGACAATTTAACGCAGACGGAAAGCGGTTTGACGTTTCAAGGTGCGCACCCCCTTGTAACTTTGGATAATGTCCGGGCAATCGTCCCGGATGATTTCGTTTTTCAATATCCGGTTTGGAATATGATAGCGGAATACAAAGCCGGGGCAAAGGTTCGCCACAACAACAAAGTTTGGATTACGGCACGGGACAACCAAAACGAGGAACCGACCGAAAGCGATTTTAACGACGATTACGGCAACCCCTATTGGCAACCGTACAATTTCATTTCCGATTATGTGGAGCGGTTGACCCGTAACGGTATTGCGCAAATGGTACAAACATTCACGCAAATAAAGGGATTGGATAAGGAAACAAAGAACCTGTTGGAACGGCGCACGTTCTTTGACGGTGCGGGACGTATCCGGGCGACGTTGCCGAATAATCATAAATTAGTCGGCTTTGAAATTGTCCCGGTTCGTTCTATGGGCGTAACAATGAAAATCGAACAAATCGGGTTGCAAATGACGGGCGCAACCGGGGTTGTTCGTATGTATCTTTTCCATTCGTCCCAAATTGACCCGATAAAGACGTTTGATTTGAATTTTACGCAGACAAACGGCTGTTTTCAATGGTTCCCGTTGAAAGATTGTTATTTGCCGTATATCAGTACCGGAAACAACGCCGGGGGGTCGTGGTTCCTTTGTTACAACCAAAACGATTTGCCCGCCGGGATGCAGGCAATTAACATGACAAAGGATTGGAGCAGGGAGCCGTGCGGAACGTGTACGGGTTACGTTGATTTGGAGCGTTGGCGGGAAATAACCAAGTATTTACAGGTATCCCCGTTTATGATGAACGCCCCGGAAACATTCGACGAATACCCGGAGTTGTGGGATATTGCGTTGACGATGTACACCAATACGCAGAATTACGGGTTGAATTGCGAAATAACCGTTGGTTGCGACCTAACGGATTTTATCATTAAGGAAAGGCAGATTTTCCAAACGGTTATCCAACGACAGGTCGCCGCAATCATGTTGCGCACGTTGGCAATGAACCCCGATGTTAAGGTAAACCGGAACCAAGTAAACGCAAGCCGGATGGAAATTCTTTACGAGTTGGACGGCAACGTTGAGGGTCGCCCCGGCGGTTTGGGTTATGACCTTAAAAAAGCATACGAGGCGTTGCGGTTGGATACGCAGGGTATCGACCGTATTTGCCTTACTTGTAATAACCACGGTGTAAAATACCGGACAACGTAAGATTATGGCGGGGTTAAAGTCAATACAGGATTTACGCAACCGGGTTGCCACGTTCAACAACGGGTTATCGTCCGGCGCATACATTCAACAAATCATTTGGGACAATGACGCCTATATTGTTGATATGAACGCCGAGGAACAATTGTTTGAACAGGGTATTAACCGTTTGGGCGTGGATATTATGGATTACGCCCCGTATTCGCCGTTGACGATAGCCATAAAGGAGGAAAAGGGACAACCGACAAACCGGGTAACGTTACGGGATACCGGGGATTTTGAAGCGTCGTTTTTTTTGGAAGTCGGCGACAAACAATTTGAAATAAAGGCGTCGGATTTCAAAACGGAGGACTTAATAAAAAAGTACGGGCGGCAAATATTGGGATTGACGAACGAAAATATTGCGGCGTTGATTTGGCAATATATATTCCCGGACTTAATGAAGAAAGCAAAAAACGTATTATATGGAAACGAATAAGAGAACAACCCCTATAATTCCCAACCCGGTTTTAATCGACCGGGTTTTGGGGAACATACAAACCGGGTTAATGGATAACGTCGATTGGTTGGACGTCGCATTTGGGCGGGCGCAACGTATCGCCAAAGTGATACAGGGCAAACGCTATTATACCCCGAACGTATATGCGGGCGGGACGGAATGGAGAGGCAACAACGATTATATCGACGTTTCCCCGGATGCCAATATTGGCAATTTTTCGTTCTTTTGGATAGACGACCCGCAAACGGTCGGTTGGATTCCAAAGGAGCAAAGCGAGATTAAAGCCCCGTTTTCCCTTATTGTTTGGTTCGATTTGCGCAAGGTTTACCCCGGTCAACTCAACAACCGGAATACCGAGGCATTGAAGAACGAAATATTGACCGTCCTAAATGGCGGTTTTTGGCTGAAAGACGGGAAGATTGTAATAAACCGTATTTATGAGTTGGCGGAAAACGTGTACCGTGGGTTTACGTTGGACGAAATAGATAATCAATTTTTAATGCACCCGTTCGGCGGTTTTCGCTTTGAGGGTGTATTGTCAGTTAATCAACCTTGTAACATTTAACGATATGGTAACTTTCATTATTTGGGTTTTGATCGTGGCAACCGTGGCGGCGTTCCTGTTGACCCTGTTAAAAAAGTGGGGCGTTATTGAGTACGTTCAAGTTCATGGCAACGACTTTTTTGTTAAGATGTTCAATTGTGATTTTTGTTTGTCGTGGTGGGCGTGCGTTCTGATTTGCTTTGTTGCGTTATTGATAACCGGGAACCCCGTATATATGGGCGTTCCCTTTTGTAGTACAATGATAACACGTATTTTGTTATGAAAACGGTACAGATAAAAGGAATGAACGTTGAAATATACGATTCAATAGATGATTTGCCAATTTTGCGATTCCATAAGTACAATAAAATGTTGTTGGTTGATGCCGGGGTTGGTTCCGATTTGGCAGACTTTGACAGACATATTGAAAAGGCGATAAGATATGCAGCCAGCACGACGCCAAATTTGGCGATTGCAGAGTTGCAGAATTTGCGCCAAAACGTGTATTTCGTTCAATCGGAGATTTCCCCCCGGTATTTGGCTTTTGCCGTATTGGTAAAATCTGTAAACGGTACGCCGTGCAATGATTTGTCCGACGACGGATTGCAGAAAACAATCAATCTTTTTTCAGACGTCCCCCATTCAGAGATAACCGCCCAATTGGAAGCGGTTAAAAAAAAAATAGACGATGAATTGCGTTTGTATTTCCCCCGGTTGTTCGACGATGCGACATTAAAAGAGTATTACGACAAGTTGAAACAAAGAACAATTGTTGTATTGCGCACAATTATAGATGGTCGGGCAACCGAGGCAGACGCAAAAGAGATTGACGACATAACGGCGGAGTTGATAACGTATTTCAACCCACAAGAATTTACCGGGTCGGATGGCGTGGAAATTAAGCATGACAGACAATTTGAAAATATGTGTTTGATATTGTCCCAAAATTTGCACGTTGACCCGAAAAAATTTACCGTTTTGGAATATTACAACGCATTTGAATACATTAAGGAGCAAGCGAAAAAAGCAAGCAAGCAGAAAAAGCCAAAATAAGGCGATTTAAGGCGTTTTATTTTTCAGACGATAAATTTATATTTGAGAAAAGAAAATTGATTGTAAGGCAAATTGCCCGAAAATAACAAAACAAATAGTCGGATATATGGCAGATAACAACAATCCAATTAAATATTCTGATTTGGTAAGCCCCGATAATTCGATTACTGATTTAATAAAGCAATTGGATGAACTTTCAGACAAATATACAAATGCGTTGAAAAACATTCGGGCGGAAGCAATTCAGTTGGCGGCGGTTCTGCAAAAGGTTTCCGGGGCAACCGAGGACGGCAGGAACACAACCAAGAAAGCCGCAGACGATGCGGAACGTTTGGCACGTGCGCAACGTGAGTTGGCGTTTGCGGAAAGTGAAAACGCAAGGAAGTTGGCGGAGTTGAAATTGGCACAGCAGGAAGCCAACCAAATAAACAAATTGATTGTAAAAATCAATCAGTCAGCCGAGGGAAGTTACAACAAGTTGTCGGCGCAATATTCGTTAAATAAAATCTATCTGAACAACATGACAAAAGCCGAGCGAGAAAATACCGAGGAGGGGCGCAAGTTAGTTGAGCAGACACGGGAAATATACGAAGAAATGAAGCGTTTGCAGGAGGCAACCGGGAAATATCAATTGAACGTTGGTAATTATACGGAGGCGTCCGACGCAATAATTGCGTATGGCGACAAATTAAAAGAAACGTTGGGGCTTAACAATTCATTTGGCGATAGCCTTTTGGCGTTAGGTCGTGGAGGCGCAGAAAGCAAAGCAGTATTTACAGCAATAGGCGATGGCGCAAAGGCGTTGGGGAAAACTTTGTTGGGTTTACTTTCAAATCCCGTATTTTTAGCAATTGCCGGGATTGCGGCGGTTGGTGCGGCGTTCAAATGGTGGTACGATTACAACGCCGGATTAGTTGAGGCAACAAGGTTGACACAACAATTTACCGGGAAAAGCGGCGATGATTTGAAAGCGTTTAGAAACGAGGTGCAAGCCGTCGCAGATACGTTCGGCGCAGATTTTCGGGAAACATTGATTGCAACAAACGCATTATCACAACAATTTGGTATTTCTGCAAATGAGGCATTGCAGTTGGTTAAGGATGGTTTTTTGTCCGGAGCCGATGCGAACGGGGAATTTTTAGACACGTTGAAAGAATACCCGGCATATTTTAAGGAAGCGGGAATATCAGCAGACCAATTTGTTGCCATTGTAGCCCAAACAAACAAAATGGGTATCTTTTCGGACAAAGGCGTTGACGCAATTAAGGAGGCAAATTTGCGTTTGCGTGAAATGACGACGGCGACGGCGGCGGCTTTGGACGGTATCGGTATTTCGTCGGAACAAGTTCAAAAAGATTTGCAGACCGGAACCAAAACAACGTTCGATGTTATACAAGACGTTTCCGCAAAATTGGCAGAATTGCCGGATAATGCGGCAACGGTCGGGGCTGCAATTGCAGATATATTCGGTGGCCCCGGAGAGGACGCCGGATTGCAGTATTTGCGCACTTTGAAAGATATTTCAACAAACATGGATGAAGTAAAAGGAAAAGCCGGAATTTTGGCGCAATTGCAGGAGGAACAATTGCAAAGCCAAATTGAGTTGCAAAACGCATTATCCGGATTGTTTGACGCAACCGGAGGAAATTTTGAAACGTTGACAACGCAGGCAAAAGTTTTCGTAAATCAAGGTTTAACAGCAATAATAAAATGGGTCATTGATATAATCAATTACTTTATTGAGTTGTACAATGAAAGTGTTTTGATACGTGCCATTTGGAACGGTATAGTTTCCGGATTTAAAACAACATTTGACACGTTAGGAAATTTGTTTGGATTCTTTATTGATATTATCAAAGCAACCGGAACCGCATTAAAGGGAGCGTTTACGTTGGATTTTGACGACGTTAAAAAAGGGTTGTCAGATTATGCAGCCGCATACGGAAATTTGGTAAAAGCACAAGTAAAGGACATAACAGAAAATTTCCAAGAGGGTTTGGAGGGTATGCAGAAAAAAATAAAACCGTTAACAATCCCGGTTTCTGTTGGAGATACACCGACGACCCAAACAGACAATAAGCCCGTAACGACACAGAACCCAACCGTAAAGCCAAGGGGTAAAAGCGATGCGGAAAAGGCAGCAGAACAGCAAGCAAAGCAAATTGAAGCGGCTTATAAAAAGAATTTGGAGGCAACACGGAAATTGCAGGATGCACAATTGCAGTTGGAAACCGACGAATGGGCAAAGCGTCGGCAGCAAACGCAATATCAGTATTCACGACAGATTGAGGATTTGCAACACCAATTACAGACCGAAAAGGATTTGAACGAAACCGGACGGCAGGCGATAAACGCAACAATTACGGCGTTAGAACAGCAGCAGACAGAGGCGTTGTTGAAAATAGATCAAGAACGGCAATTGCAAGAATTGGCATTGCAGAAAGAAAGCATTGAATTACGTTTGCAAGCAGTCAAGCAGGGAAGCGAGCAGGAACGACAATTGCGTATGCAGTTGTTAGAGAATGAAAGACAAACAGCATTGTTGCAGAATGAGCAAAAACCGACCGGACAACAGCAGGACGCCGGGGTAATTAATGCCGGATTTGACGTTAAGGGAAACGCAATTGCCGACGAATATTTGCAAGCACAATTACAGATATTCGACCAACAACAAGCGTTGGCGCAATCTGAATTTGATTTGTTAAGAAATTCAGAAGCCCGGAAAACCCAATTCCGTTTGCAGGCAGAAAAGGAACGTTTGCAAAAGATATTGGAATTGAACGAGCAAGCAGCAAATAAATTGTCTGATTTGGAGGTACAAACAATTCAAAATACCATAAAAAAGATTGACCAAGAAATTGATCAGTCAAAAGGCGAGGAAAGAGGAACAGACATATACGGGTTATTCGGTTTGAATTTGGACGACGACCAAAAGGAGGCAATAAATACGTCAATGCAATACGCATTGGATGCGTTGAATACGTTTACAGAAGCACGTATTGCGGCGGCTGATGCAGCAGTTGAGCAAGCAGACAAAGAAGTTTCCGCCGCACAATCGGCATTGGATGCAGAATTGGAAGCAAGGGCAAACGGTTACGCCAATAATGTTGTTCAAGCGAAAAAGGAATTGGATTTGGCTAAAAAGAACCAAGAAAAAGCGTTAAAAGAACAGCAGAAAGCACAAAAGCAGCAAGCGGCAATACAGACATTGCAGCAAATCGGAAACATGGTAACAGCAACGGCGTTGATTTGGTCGCAATTGGGTTTCCCTTTGGCAATTCCAGCAATTGCCGTAATGTGGGCAAGTTTTGCAGCGTCAAAGATTAAGGCGGCACAATTGGCAAAGCAAAATGGAGAAAGCGGAGGAACAGAAACGTACGGCGACGGTACCGTTGAACTTTTGGAGGGCGGTTCGCACCAAAGCGGAAATGATATTGATTTAGGGACGAAACCGGACGGAACCCGCCGACGTGCCGAGGGAGGCGAATTTTTCGCCGTGATAAATAAACGAAGTTCACGCCGTTTCAGAAAGATAATACCGGACGTTATCAATTCGTTAAACAATGGTACATTTGCACATAAGTATTTAAAATCCTATTCAGACGGAGACGGTTTAACGTTGAATGTTACCGGACAAAGCCCGGATTTACGCAATTTGTCGGATGATGTAAGGGAAATTAAGGAACAGAACCGACGACGTATTTACGTGGATGGCGACGGAAACACGATTGAAAGTTACAAGAATTTGAAACGTAAAATAAAAAGACTATGACATCAAAATATAGATTCTTTTTGCAGATAGGGGAGGACGGAACCAAACAAACCGTCCGCCCCAATTATAAGGATGATTTAACGTTGGATTATGAGTTGGAAACAAACCAAAGGTTTTACCGGGCTAAATTGTCCGGTAAAATAAACTTTGTCCGTGCTGATTACGATATTATCAATGACGCCCCGTTTGATTCTGAATTTTTCCTTTTTATTGAGAAAAGCAATGATTGGGGGCAAACATATAGTCAATACTATAAGGCAAAGTTTATGAAAACAGATTGCGAATTTAATGCCGATGATGAAATGATAACCGTGCAGCCAGATGTTTACGACCAATATAACGATGTTCTGGCAGGAATGGAAAAAGAATACAACTTGATAGAACTTGCTCCGGCGATAGAAAGAATAACTATATATAAAAGACCTTTAATTCAGGTTTATTTGCCCGGAGAGAGTATTATTTCTTGCTTCTTGGGGGGGGAAAATTGGGAGCAAGATGTTTCGCCGAATGGGGATAAAAATGCGCTTGTTAACACATTCCATTTTGCGCTATGTAATGTTTTGAACGAAATAAACATAACTGTTGAAGGTACTCCCTCAGAATGTGCAGGCTTATACAGTGGTAAAATGAATGTTCTTTCTGGTGGTAGTTATACAGGTTATTTATACCCAGAAAACAGTAACGGTTATGAATGTTATATAAACTATTCAGCCAATTTTTCAATTACAGCTACTATTCAGAGAACATCTGATAAAGTGCCTATTTTCGGTTATATTAAGAGCCTTGCTCCCGGAGAAAGTGTAGATAATATAAACTTTGATATGTCGCCTTTTTCGGGAGTTTCAACAGGTGTAGCGCATTGTTCTTTGAAAACATATAACATTTATGCGAGGTATTTGTTAGATGTCAGTAGTATTTTAGGTATTGCAACCTATCCCTTAAGCGGAGATGATATAGTTGGGAATAATAGAAATTATCATTATTGCTTAGGTTATGCGATAGACATTGCCGAAATTTCTGCAAGGTTTTCGGATGAGCCGACAGAATGGGGGAAGTCAGAGAATGGGAGATATTTTTTACCGCCTTATACCTTATACGAGCAAAAATTCTATCCTATTTCGCAATCAAATTGGCGTTATGTGTCTATTTGGTTTGATTTTGCCTTTTCAGACAAATATATAGAGGAGAATGGTAGGTCTCCTTATACGTTGAAAGATGCTTACCCTTTATGGTCTTGCATTTCAGTTCTTTTAAAAGAAATAGCTCCAGAAATAAAACATGAAGGTACGGAAGAATATAGCAAGTTCTTATATAGCGGAAAAAACCCTATTTCAAACTTAATTTTTGATCTATTTGTTACTCAAAAAACAAACATTTTGGCTGGGGAATATCAAACGCCCGCACAGCGAGGAACAATTACTTTGCAGTCGTTTACAAACATGCTAAAGAATTGTTTTCAATGTTATTGGTATATAGAAGATAACAAGTTTAAAATAGAGCATATACAGTGGTTTAGAAATGGAGGCTCTTATTCTTATTTACCGATAATAAACGTTGATTTAACGGAAATAGAAAATGTTCGGAATGGTAAAAAGTATGTGTTCGGCACAAATAGTTGGAAATTCGACAAAATAGACATGGCAGAGAGATTTCAATTTTCTTGGATGGACGAAGTTTCGCAAATATTTAAAGGCTATCCGATTGAAATTTTATCAAAATATGTAACTGCCGGTAAAATAGAAGAAGTAAATGTGTCGAATTTTTCTTCGGATATAGATATGATGCTATTAAATCCCAGTGCTTTTAGCGACGACGGATTTGTTATAATGGCGGCTATATCGCCAAATGCGATGACAAACCCAGACTCGTTCGGTTACGGCTCGCAAAATCAAAATGAAGGCGGCGGTTATTCAACGCCAACATACGAAATTAATTCTCTATACAGAGGACACAAAGCGTTGATAATTGGTAATTGTGTTGCCAAAGCATCTGGTTTTTTAAGAGTTCACTTTTTTAATTCTTCTGGTGCTGATATTGGTTATCAATCAAAAATAGACATTGCCAAAGGTGGAAATCAATTAAATTTAAGCGTTCAAATACCGGGAGATGCGGCTACTTTTGGCTTTTATTGTTCAGGTGTACAGAAATTCAAAATAACCAATTTAAACGTTACAGATACATGGCAATTGCCATTTGTAGAAATGCGCATTGACGGCGGAGATTACACGTTACAAAATGGTTATATGTCTTTTGCAAGCCTTCAACCGCTTTATTGGACATATAATTTACCCGCAACAGATGTTCTGATAAACAAAGAAAAATCGTATGTTTATGGAATAGAAAGAAAAAAGAAACAAACATTAAATTTCCCAGCAGGAGAAAATGATCCAAATCCAATGCAATTGGTTAAAACATATTTGGGAAATGGACAAGTTGATAAACTTTCAGTAAATTTGTGTAGTAGAAGTATTAAAGCAACTTTAAAATATGATACAGAATAACAATACAAGCGTTTTGCCGTGGTACACGTCAATAACGCAACAAAACCATAGAAAAAGTTACGCATACGGAGCAATTTACCCTTTATTCGCCCCGGCTGATAGATTATTGCCTTTTCAGATAATAAGAAACACACGTTCAAACGATGTTACGTCCGTTGTATTGTACGAAAAGACAGGTAAGCAGGTTGCAAACATAACAACGTATATGAAAGAAATCGGATTGCAGATTGTCAGATTTCAAACGTTGGGTTATGATGTTATATTGTACCAGTCAATATTACCAATGCCATTAAATCAGTTGGACGGAATATATTATATGACGTTATCGGATGGAATACAAACGTGGTATTCAGAAATGTTCACTGTTGTGCAGGACGTTTCCGGTTACTTAAAAATACAATGGTGGGACATTGAAAATTTAGTGTTTGACGCCGGACAGATAGTTTACACAAATCCGACATTTAAAAACACGTTGTATCTTTGTACAGAGTTAGGAAAACCGGATTACGAATTTGAAGAGGACGGAGAAGAACGGGACGGGTATTTTTTTCCGGAAAAACAAATATCAGTCAAAACGTTTAAATGTACGATATTAGCGCCGGAATTTCTTTGCGACGTAATGCGTTTTATTCGCATGGCTGATTATATACATATAACAGATAAATACGGCAGGGAATATGATTGCGACACGTTTTTAATAACCCCGAAATGGCAAACGCAGGGGGATTTGGCGAGCGTTGAAATTGAGTTTAAAACAAATACGGTTGTCAAAAAAATAGGACGTGGCTTTATAATAGCAAACAAAGGAGATTTTAACGGCGATTTTAACAATGATTTTGATAACAATTAAATTAAATTATCATGGCAAATTACGAACAATTAAAACAAGCAGTTTCAAGTGTTATAAAAACAAATGGTAACCAAGAAATTACAGGACAAGTTCTGCAAAATACATTAATATCAATGATAAATAGTTTGGGAAGTAATTATCAATTTGTTGGAATTGCTGAAACTAATACAAACCCCGGGACACCGGATCAAAATGTTTTTTATTTGGCTGGAGAGGGTACATATATAAATTTTTC